TGCGTTTTTATATCTTTAATTGGATGATATAAATTTGTATCGACTATATCAGATTTCTTCCAGTCTTTTCGATAATGTATACCAGATAATTCTTTGATACATAACATATTTAAATTCTTATGAATAACCATTGTATTGAATAATGCCTCATCCAAAAATAAATTTTGATGCTCTGTAGCATATTCTTTAATACAATTTAACATTGCTCTTGAACACCGTATAGCACATATCATTGAACGTGCATACGGAGGATTTATTAATTTTATTTGTCGGTTAACGTGATTCCAATGCCAGTATGTCTGCTTCTCTGTTATAACTGTATGACTACGAACCAATAAGTCGTAGCTAGTTTCAGACTCGTATTTTTTATCAATATTTTCAATCGTATGGATATTTGGAATAAAAACATCTTCTTCTACAAACCATATATATTTATAATCAATCGATTCTTTTGTGAAATAATATAATGCTTTGTCTCTGGAACATGCTTTATTGTCTAGCCACAATACCGTGCTTTTAAACCCACTCAGTTCACATTCATCGTTATTTATTTTAATTATCTTAACAACACCATCATAATTTGGTATGCTATAATTATTGTCGTCAATAACAATATATACCTCATATTGTGTATTTAATTTTATAGATTTAAAAAAATTGTATGTGTCTGCACATGGTCTTACCGACAATAGACAGATTATGTTCATTATCTAAATATAAATATAGTTAGATAATAAGGTTTTTATATAAACTCATTCGGCTACCGCCAACGGAGTTCAGTCGCTTACTTTCGCCTCTGGCTCCGGATCGCTCCAATATATCAATGATAATAAACAATTTTTTACATAATATACCAGTAGTCTCGTCTTAATTTCAGACTAATTTTGTTCGACCTTCGTGATATGAAAGTCGCGTTTCGCCTCTGGCTCCGGATCGCTCCAATATATCAATGATAATAAACAATTTTTTACATAATATACCAGTAGTCTCGTCTTAATTTCAGACTAATTTTGTTCGACCTTCGTGATATGAAAGTCGCGTGATAATGATTACAACCAAAATATTGGGGATTTTGACTAAAACTTCGGTTCACTTCACATACGTTTCGTCAAAATTGGGCCCTTACTTTGGATGGAAAAGAATACAGAAACCGAATTTTCCAAAGTAAACTCCAGGGAAGCTCTTTAGACTAGGACCTTTGGGGTTTAATTCGATAACTTCGGTTGGCGTAGTTTCATCTATGTTTTCAAACTCCTTCGACATGCTTACGGAGTTCAGTCGCGCAACTTCAGCTACGCTATCTCTCCGTCTTTCTCCATTCACGGGCGGAATACTTATTTCAATTTCGTTCACATCCGTGCTCCGATCACTACCATCTGAGGACGCGCCAGTTTGCTCCAAACTCTTTTGACTAGCGTCTTCGGTTGGCGTAATTTCATCTACATTTTCATTCACATGCGAAATACCTATTTTAACTTCGTTCACATCAGTGTCCAAGTTGCTCTCCTCCACCGATGCTCCGTTTTTCTCCAAACTCTTTTTACTAGCGTCTTCGGTATTTAATATGATAACTTCGGGTTGTATAGTTTCATCTATGTTTTCATCTAACGCTTTATCGACGGAATTTCTATACGAAATATGCGTTTTTATATCTTTAATTGGATGATATAAATTTGTATCAATTATATCAGACCTTTTCCAATCTTTTCGATAATGTATACTAGATAATTCTTTGATGCATAGAATGGTTAAATTGTTATGAATAGCTAATGTATTGAATAATACCTCATCCAAAAATAAATTTTTATGCACTGTAGCATATTCTTTGATACAATTTAACATTGCTTTTGAACACCGTATAGCACATATCATTCCCCATGCATACGGAGGGTTTATTTTTATTTGCCGGTCAACATGATTCCAATGCCAATCTGTTCGTTTCTCAGTTACAACTTCATGACCAGAAACTAATAAATCATATTTAGACTCGGATTCATATTTTTTATCTATATTTTCAATCGTATGTATATTTGGAATGAAAACATCTTCTTCAATAAACCATATATAATTATAATCGATGGATTCTTTTGTGAAATAATATAATGCCTTGTCTCTGGAACATGCTATATTATCAAGCCATAAAACGGTGCTTTTAAATCCACTCAGTTCACACTCGCTGTTGTTTATTTTTATTACGTTAACAACTCCGTCGTAATTTGGTATGTTATAATTATTGTCATCGATAACAATATATACCTCGTATTGTGTATTTACCTTTATGGATTTAAAAAAATTGTATGTATCTTCGCATGGTCTTACCGATAATAGACAGATTATGTTCATTATATATAATATATAATATATAACAAACGGTTTTTCACATAATATATCATTGATTTGATGTTAACTCCTTCGACAAGCTTCGCATATTTCCGGAGTTAAGTCGCTTAACTTAGGCTACGCTATCGCTCCGGATTGCTCCAAACTTTGGTCTAAAAATCGTTCGACCCTCATTTTCTTCCAAAATATTGAAGATAAATTGATCCACTTTATGCAGAGTTTTTATACGTAATCTTCTTCAACCAATTCACTTGTGCAATCCAAATATTCTCCTTCGGCGGTTGATTCAACTGATGTAAATACATTCGCACATACAGCATTCTTCCTCTTATTCTTTACCAATCTCTTTGCTGCGGGTTTTTTCTTGCGTTTTGGCGCCTCGTCCTCGTCGTCATCGTCGTCGTCGGCCTCCTCCTCTTCTTCCTCCTCTTCTTCCTCATCTTCCTCATCTTCGTCGTCAACTATAAAATCGTCCTTCACGTAACCCTCTTTTGTTCTGGGAGCATCATCATCCTCGTCTTCGTCATCTTCGTCATCACTATCCTCGTTTCCGATATCCTCGAAACCGCCAAACAGTTTTTCATATACAACCTCCCACTGTTTAATACTCAAATCTAAGACGTCACCGCCATCAGAATTATTGACCAATATGCACGAACCAAAAAACAATTTACTATCCACGGGGGGAGGGAAATCATACTTATTTTCTTGGCCTGCCCGACCGGTTGTTTTACCAAAAAGTTGAATATTCACATTTGACCCCAATTTCCATGTTGTATGGCGGACAAATCCACTCTCCGTTTTCAAACCGGCCTTTTTATAAAGTTCGGATTCGTCGTATGTTTTCATTGTAACGCATTTCAGAACACCTGTTTTTTCAACAATTACTATAGATACCATTTCCTCTTGTAAATTATATATTTAGCAAGTATTTATATCCATTTAGATATTCATTTTTGTCCAACTCATTTGACGTGCTTACGGAGTTCACTCGGGAAACTTCGGCGATTGCCTACGTTTCCCTCCAAAATGATGTTTCACTCGGCATTTATTTTTGTTTGGATATTATATAGTTTGCATGTCGAAACTTACAAAAAGTATTTCCCATTCTATTTATAGACCATCTGGATCGACACGTGTATCTCGTAAACGAATTTATCGCGTCCCAAAAATGAATGGTGGTGGATTTTTTGAAAGCATATTTGGTGGTGCGGAAACGCCAAATTCGACCGCAACAAGTAGTGCGAATATGTCGACTACTTCAGGAAGTGTTGAAACACCAACAACTGCCGATAATGTATCTATGTCCGGAAGTGTTAAAACACCAAACGAAGGTATGCCCGCAAGCATTGATACGTCAATCGCAACTGCTGATAATATGAATATGTCCGGAAGTGTCGATACCCCTAGTCCATCGGGAAGCGTTGATACGTCAATCGCAACTCCCAATATGAATATGCCCGGAACTCTCGAAACGCCTAGTCCGTTAGGAAGCGTTGAGCCCCTATCTGATATGAGCACATCGACAAATACGATTTCTCCTATCGATAATTCATTACCAGAAGTCGATACACCAGCAAAGGATGCGTCTACATCTAGTTCAATTATGGACACTATATCAGGGGCATATAACGCGGCAAAAGAGTCGTTAACGAATGAAGTTGAAAGTGTATCGCCACAAACTGCGGATGCATCTTCTCCAATGGAGACATCTTCGGATAACGAATCGATCAAGGAAGACGATTTCGTTATGGATGAACCTAAGAGCACAGAACCCGTTATCGGCGATTTGATGAAAATGTTAGGGGATAAGGATGCACAAATTAGCAACCTCTTGGATCAGCTTGAATCGGCAAACAAGAATTTTGCTGATGCGAATAATAAACTGGTTGAATGTCTAACGAGCAAAATTTCGGGTGATGATACTTTGGCGCAATCTAGTCCAATGATCTCCGAAATGAGTTCGATTGGTCCCGAAATGAGTTCGATTGGTCCCGAAATGAGTTCTCCCGGGTTTCCGATGAGCGAGGCTAATACTAGCGGATCTGATGTCGAGACTCCATTTGGTCAATCGCCGACCGAATCAATGGGCGTTGAATCTAGAATGGGTGGAAAAACGCGAAATCGCGTTAAAAAACAGAGGCGGACACGCAGAAAGAAAATGCGCGGATAAACTTCTTTAACCCGCACCTACGTTTTTGTTCAACTCTTTCGGCCAGGGATCGCTTCAAACTATAGGTTACCCATCGGAATATTGTTTTTAGCACTACCATCACACTCACTCAGTGGTGGTTTTTTATCTACTCGGCGTAATAAATTGCGCCCAATAAAATACAGCGATTCTAAAACGATCCCGGCTACTACTGCACCCACCACGCCAATCACAATCAACAATGGAACTGGAATCATATTTTGATAATTAGTTAAGGAATATATAATATTACATCAAATGTAATATTATAATCAATTTTGTAAATAAAAATCCCGCTATCGCCTTTGCTTTCCTTCGCATGTTTTACCTGTGGTTTTCGCAGCGCCGATTAATCCGCCGTTTACTGAAGGCAATAGAAATCCGGGTGAGCTAGTATATGCCGCACTATACAACGTGGCGTTATATATACCGGTTGGCTGTGCGCTAATTGGATTCAATAAACTAGCATACGGGGGTAAGACGTCTCCTGTAGATTGCATTATTATATATACATTAGAAATAAACTGAAAACTGTGATTAAACTTATATTTCGTCCATTATAACTGGCGAACGTTAACAATTTGCCCCCGTCCGTTTACTTGCTTCGTCGGGACCCATCGGCGAAACTTCGGCATATACGTGCATTCGATTGAAATTGTTTTTTGTAAATCTACATATTTATCGTCTCGCATATTTTGAAAGTCTTCTTCGTCGTCGCTTTCCTCGAGAGCGTCTAAATTTCTATTCTCTTTTATATTTCTAAAAATCGCGTTCATAAATTGACTTGTTTTGTAACTTGGTATATACGCTATTCCGCAATACACACGGTCTGAACCTTTACCAAATGCATACAGGTGATAAATGTCGTTTTGTAGGTCTGCCTTTATTTCGAACGTGGTCGGTTGTTTGTATTGCATTTTCGAATAATCAAATCGAGGCAAATTTGGAGGAATAAATAATAGCGGGCTGGTTGTATTCACAGTCGGCTTCGTGGACGAAAGAATATTTCGCGTAAACGGAATATTTATATATGGTACAATCACATGCAGTGCGCGATGTTGAATATGGTGGACAGTATACGGTATTTGTGATTGAATATGATCGGGAACGTTACTATTAAAATCGCTGATCAATGGCCAACACACGGGCATTACTATAGGGAGGCTCTTATTTTGTGAAAAGCAATCCGGAAAACATGTGAATAATTCGTATAGGAATCCTAGTTTTTCTCCAAACGGCTGCTTCGCGATTGAAACTCCCTTGCTATAAAATATGTCTTCGAATACAAAACACTGCCCTACGTCGGGTGTTTCGCATACACTTCCGTATAAAATCGTTCCATATGCTAGATGGCGGGGAATATTCACATCGGATAATAATTTCATAGAAGTGACCTTTTTTTCACGTCCAATTTCAAGCAACAAACATACATCCTTATCTCTTAGGAATGTAAACCAAATATAGGCCTTCTTACCATATGGTACGGCTAAAGTAATGTTATAATCTGTAGAAACTTTCTTATGTGAAATTGTTTCATAGGAAAGTTCGAAATTGGGCAATCGTCCGAGTAGATCGGACATCAAATTTGGTGTGATAGACATTATAGAAACGCGTGCGTTATACTATAACTATTCAATCTTCTATATGGTTTTAATAATATAATTAACGATCGGGGCTCAACTCTAACTGCAGTAGTGATTCCAATTCTTCGTTCATAGATAAGAGCTCCTGTTTACTTAACGTATTCACATTATTCATAGTAGAGTTCATATTATCATACGAGGACCCTCGCATTTCATCCACGATCGATTGATACTTTTTAATATGAAACCCGACAACATCTTTTGTTTTTTTAGTAGTGTAAGTATCTCTAAAATATGTGAGTAAATAGTCTAGTAAATAAACAATGATAATAGAAAAAAAAATAGTCTGTATTAACTGAGTCATATACGAGGAAACGAGAATAGTATTTTAGTATCTAAACTAACTCCTTGGACGAAACGTAGTGGCTATCAATATTCATACTTCGTCGCTGATGTCCAAATCCGCGATCGAAATCATACATTTTTTATTCGTCGCAGGTTTTTCATCCGAGTTCGCATTTGATATGCGTGGTTCAAATACCTTCGACCATGTTTTATCTACCTTCCAGTCCAAACTCATACCTTGATATCGGACGCTGTCCATCGCAAGAATGCGATAATTACATTTACGATAGAATGTCTTTCTTTGTCGCCATTGATTTTGAAATACGTCATGTCTGTCTACAATATCTACTACAATCGGGTTCTCGTGTCTAACACGTAATATACGTCCAATCGATTGTGTGATATCGGTCTTCGGTGTAGCCATTAGCAATACCGAAAGGGTTTTGATATCAAGTGCTTCAGCGGCCATCGCATATGTAGCAAGGACGATTTGCTTTTCCTCTGTTTCCTGCAGAGCCGACTGTTTCATACCTCCCACATAATACCCTACTGTTGCGAATCCTCGATGTTGAATTGCCTCATAGAAGTATTTCAATAGAGATCGATTATGACAGAGGACCATGATTTGCGGATCTTGTTCACGTTCTCTCCCTTCCTTCACCAAATCGGCCAAAACACGGACGATGAAATCACTGCGCGGACCGAACTCGCATAGTTTCGATATCATTGTGCTATACTTTGCCTGACCTCTAAAATCGTATTCGGTTTCATTAAATTGTGGGTCGGATGATATATATTCTAGTGCACGCACGCAAACCGGGTCGTCGCTGTTGCGCGACTCCGTATATATTTTTGGACCAATAAACATATATAGAACCTTCGTCAACTTATCCTTACGGTCTACAGTTGCCGAAATACCCAGCATATTTGGACTAACTACACGGAGAAGTGTCTTGGAGAATTGTTCGCTTCCAATACGATGAACTTCGTCCACAATCGTTAATCCAAATGAATCAAATGCGTTCTCTGGAAGGGCTCGATCGTATAACGTTTGTAACATACCAATCACAATATCCTTTCCTTCTACGTCAAATGTCGACGCCTGGATCTTGCCTATTTTAGCGCCGGGTAAGAATTCGGCCGCGCGATCAATCCATTGATTCATTAAGAACTCCTTGTGAACAATAATCAACGTTTTCTTTTGCACAAGTGATATTATTTTTAACGCCATTACGGTATTGTGAGTAACGGTGAAATCGCCCAATACAAACCTGCGATTTCCATCAATTTCAAATCCGTAATAATCGTCAATACCAATTGGTTCGAGTTGTATCGGATATAATAGACTCCTTCTACTAACGTCTTCTGATTTCGATACAAAATTAAATGTTTTGTATATATTTTTAACCGGTATTTTATCCAATCCTGTGCCCGAAATAACCACTGTATAATTTGTTCTTGTATTGCATGCATTTTCGGTTGTGCGTATATGTGCAGAATACCCCAACGATCTTGCTATAAATACGATATCATTTGTAAATGGCCGGTGTGGAAAAGTGCATTCGTAACGATTTTCATGGTAATTTCCACCATAATCAATAATACCCGCCAGTAAATTTAATCGAATACTTTGTGTGTTGCATTTAAATTCGTGTGGAATGCGCGGGTCGTGTTTACACACATTATAATGTATAAATTCATCTGATAAATAATGGTCGCCAGTGTTTATTTTACATAACCAAATACCCATTACATATGGATTTGATCGAACATTTAATTTTGGGAAGTGAATCGGAACGCGATAGCCACACAATTTCTCTTGATCAACATGTTTAATATACTCTTTTACGGAAAGGTCTACAATGTTTTCGTGCTGTTTGTATTTAAGAGACAAAATGTGGCTTTCGTTAACGATATATCCAGTGCTGTTCTCGAGTTGATTGGAGTCTTGGATGGAAGCGTATGCGTTAGCCGAAGTTTCTCGAGTGAACTCGTTCACTTTATACATCATTTCTCGACCGCGCGCCAAAGTCAATACGGTTCTTGGTGTTGAATCATCACCCATTAATAGATCACCGATACAAACATCCTGCACCAATTTAATACTTCCGTCAAACATCAAAATCTGTGTGTTTTTACCCAAACATTTTCCCCTTCCACACGGAACTTCGAGTATGCCTCCATTACCAATATTTGATGAACCGCCGCATATGGCTTGTTTACTGTGGTTCATATACACATCCACAATATTGTCTTGATAATCGCGCAAAGGTTTAGCGAAAGTTACAGATATATCTTCGCCGTGTGTTATTTCCGATCGATCGGGTAATCCATAACGATCAATTCCATAAAATCTTGGGATATATATTTTTTTATCGTTTTCTCGATACACTGGGAATGCGCATTCATCTTGTGCACCAGGCATCCCGTATGCTGGTCCGACGGTTTCAGGTTTTACTAACAGGTCCTTGTGTAGAAATTCCAACTCCGACTCTGATAGTAATTCGCGCGGGATTGTATACCCTTTTTTTCCAAGATAAGACCCAGTCCGGATCTGTTCCTTACATTCATCCGTTAGTAAGACTGGGCATTTAGAATCCGCGTTTTTTCGAGATTTTGATTGTAATAATGATCGACGTTTCCATTGTGTAGACATTTAATTTAGTTATATTATACCACTATTCAAATATTTCAATTTTATATCTAAGGATTTTGTTAGAATAAGCTCCGTCGGATATAGCCAAACGAGTTTCCCTCATTTTTCTATTAGGAATATATCAGAGTATCCTATATAATGAATTTTCGATCTCTTCTAAAAAGGGTTACTCTTCCCGAAGTTCTCGTTTTAGTGGTATTTATCATGTATCTTGTTTTTCCCGTCTCAACACCAAGTGGTCTATCCCCCTACATTGAATCTCCATTTGGTCTGCTCGTAATTTTCGCAGTTACAGTCGCATTATTTGTATATTCTCATCCAGTTCTGGCCGTGCTGTATTTATTTGTCGCATACACACTATTACGTCGCAGTGCAGTTGTTAAACACACCGTTCACTATGTTCGTGAAACAAAAACCCCTGAACAAAATCAGGTTGCTGCCGAGAAGCAGGTCGCAGAAGCGACTCCGACGGAAGAACCGCGAAATGTTCGACCCGGATCGACTCAACCGGTAACATTGGAAGAGCAAATTGTCCAAGAGAGAGCACCCATTGGAAGAAGTGAAAAAATCACATTCATGCAATCTACATTCAAGCCCGTTTCTACTAATACTACCGGAGCATCTTTTGCATAGGACATAGACTCGTGATTTTGAGCGGGCCATTTGGCGAAGGTTCGGGATTGAACCCCGTAGACGTAGTCAAAGGAGTTTGATAAATAATTTCGTATTAGTTTGAAATTATTTATTATTTATTATTTATTCATCGGCGGGCCATTTCTTCTTGGATTTGTGCGATCGGCCAATTCTTGTCTATTGAAGTTCTAGATTTTAATATTACGATACCCAACATGTAAAATATACCTAGACACATACCAATTAATAACAATAAACTCGCATTTGGTATATTCGATGTATCGCCAAATACTCCTGCTCCGATGAACAGTAATATAACGGACGTTCCCGCCAACAATACCGTCATAGCCGTGTTTATTTTTGATAGATATTCGCGCTGAGCGCTATCCTGCGTCACTTCAAAATAATCATAAATCATTTTCACTGTATACAGGTATGCTACGGGAATGATCGAATATGCCGCTCCGATGAACACAACAAATAATATAAACATCACCATCGTTTTAAGGGATTGGTTTGCAGATTGATCTTGGACTAGTCCACTAGCAACAGGTAAATTATATACGGCTACGTCTTCGGAATCGATCGGAACATAATCACACTCCATCCAATCTCCTGGAACAGAAGACTGTATAATAGAATATTCAGTCGAAGTCATATCAAATGATTCTACGTTATTTTCTAATCCTAAAATTGCGACGGCAGTTACGTTAATTGGCTCGGAGTAAATAAACACGTGTCTTCCAGTTCCCTTGGTCTTGCTGGTATATTGTATATACTTCGCACCCGGTGCGGACTTTTTGAATATATCCGCGTTTAAATCAACATTCAATGATGTAACGGCAGGGTCCGCAGTTGCCGCTCGTGTAATCGTATCAATTTGACCAATTTGACTTCCAACCGAGGATACCTTCAATAAATAGCATAAATACATGGGGTTACCGTTATTTGTGTCTACGTTGCGTATAAACAGCTCCGCATTATAATCAACTCCTCCGACCTTTTGTAAATTGGTTGCACCCCCTTGGTTACTTACTATCCATATTTTATCGGCCTTAAATTCGCGTGTAACGCCATTTTCGACATATGTTACATTTGATGATGCACCTCTACCACATATACCCGAAATCCAATTCTGCGTAGTATCGAGGTTAATATTCGTTATACCCATGGGCAAATAATTTACGGTGATAGTTTTTGATGTATCTACTTCTTTTGTTAAATCAAATCCGGACATATCTGTATATATGTATAAGTATATTATCTATTTGGATGAAAACGGAGATGAAGCGATGCGAACATAAGTGCGGCTTCGTTTCCTATCGAACACTTCTGTGTTCCAGTCGCTCTCCTTCACTAACGCCCCAGTTGGCTCGAAAAAATATATCGACTAAATGTTTATACAACTTCAATCTCTTCGCGTGTGGTTTTTTGAACGGTAGACGATTGATCTTCTGTGGTTGTTACAATTTGCACAACGTTTGGATTAGCATTACTACTGTATATTTTAAGTTCATCCATTCGTAAAATATCATTTAATCGAGTTATCACGTTTGTAATCGTGGTTTTTTCACCCTCGCTTGTCTCTTCGCCATCAAACATAAATTTATATTTGTCCATGCGAAGTCGAGTCATTTTTTCGGTCAATTCCGGTTTTGATTTTTCAGTCAATATTTTTTTCGCACGCTCTTCTCGCAACGGTCGCCCTTTTTCCCATTTCGCGTTCTCTAATTCGCGATCTTTATCCCTCTGAAATTGTTTTTCTACTAATGTTTTTCTTTCATTTATCCCCGCATTATATTCCGCTATCCCCGAATTATACGCCGCTTCGGCTTCTGGTGTCCCTGCTATACGAATTTCGTTTGGAAATTCTAGACCTAATAATTCGTTCAATATTTTAATAAGTGGTTTTTTATCAGCTCCACCATGAATATACGATTTTTTTCTTAATGTTCGCATGTTCTTTCTATAATCTAGCTATATTTTTAAACATGATTACAACCAAGGAATGTATGAATATAATGCATTTTCGTAAATAGTCGCTCTAAATGTCTCGTTATATCCCTCAACATACACGGTATCGCCGTTGTAAACTTCATCGCAACCCATATCTGCCGTGCAACTTCGTCCCTTTACACTTACCGGCAATTTGGTATTTATATTACCGGCAGTATTCGTCATAGTATAATATTGATACTTGTCTCGACCCGAACTACTTCGTCGCCCCATCAACGGTAAAATCATCGCATCTGATCCATTATTTTTTGTTAAAATACCCAATTGTGAATAATTACCTTCATATCCGCGCGTCTTGATATTAATAGGCACACCGTAACTCATTTGACCGCCTCCGTCAATTTTTAATGGGGGCGCATAATCACTATGTAACGGGTCATTGCGAGCAGAAGTCGCGACAAGTGCAGGCGGGGCTACATCCGCGATAGGTGGAATTATCACAATCGGTTGAGAAATGGGAAAGGTAGTCGCGGTTGTGTTGACTTTTACAATTTGCGAATAATACATGTAAATTACTATAATTAGTAATACAAATAACAAAAACATGGTCATATTTTCTATGCAAAATAGCCCGGGTATGCATTTTTTTCCAATTGGTTTCAGCGAAGGAGGTCTAGCCATCTATAAGATATGGTTAGACATATTTGAAGAGAAACATAGGGGCTCTACCAAAACCCGGGTTCGTCATCCCATCCGGGTTTGTGTTCTCCGTTCATCCAAGCACCCCATTTCTGACTTGGTATTAATGATGTGAATATCTTAACGAATCCGTTCTTTATTTGTTCTGTGCTGCAATCAAACAATCTTGCCCATTCATTCAGAGTTTTATATAGGTAAACCTCTCTGCCGGAAGCAAACTTATATTTACCCTTGCATCGGTAACATTCATCAATGACGGAGTCAGACCATTTTACTAAATGAAACCCGGAAATCGCATAAAACATTTCGTCCATGGGGACAAGAATCAGTTCGTATAAAAAATCTACTATAAATTGCAGATCGATACCAAATATTGCCTTAATTAATACAATAGGCAACTGGACAAATATACCATACAATAATCCGAATAACATATCTATGATATAATATCGCGTGCAGTTGCCGTTTAGAAAGTTGATAAATTTGTCCCATGAACAATCGGCCATGATACCAAGGGTTTTCATTGTATTTTCCCACCCAGTTTTAAATTCCTTCCCACCACATCGTATATGATTTCCTATACCTTCCGCAAACTGTTGCGATGTTGCTATTAAAATACCAATTGTTGTCGCAAATAATGTTATTTAAAATACCAATTGTTGTCGCAAATAATGTTATTAATAATGCGAACCCGACTGCATTAAATACTGCAGATACGGCCTGCATTCCCATCAACGCAATTTGAATAATCATTCGCGCAAAACCTGCGAACAAGTTTACGCCCGATATTACAACATCGGTTATTGTAGTAATTAAATCGCTTGTGCTTACCGCGATCTCGACGATGCTCGCTATAATATCGACCGCCGTCATGGGGGGCGTCATAAAATCCATGTTAGTTGCCCTCTTTCTATATATGGAGAGTGTATAATTTGTTAACGAACTTCATTCGATCACTTATAATCGGATGAGTGTGGAGTTCAGACGAATGCGCGATCAAAATTACTTCTTAATCGAGCTTAATGCTAGTTTGAATTCCCCGACTAATGGTGATATACCCGCCAGATATTCAACCATTTTCAATTGCACTGCGAGTAACGATTTTACCTTATCGCGTTGTTGTGCATTTGTAATTTGATCTATATGTTTCAAAGCAAGTTCCAATTTATCTCGCGCATCTTTCAGTTGCTTTGCGTCAGACGATTTATCCAATTTATCGATCATCCCACTGGAATCAATCGATCGAATCAATTCCTCCAATTTCGCATCAATTGCGGCGGCCATTTGTTTTTCGGCCTCATTTGAGTCTTCGCCAGTAGACGTTGAACCAATGGTCGGTTTAGTATCGTCGGCCTTTTCCGTCAAATGCTTTGTTAATTCGTCTAAACCCGCCATATCAAACCCCTCTCTCATTTGAGCGCTGGATTCCATTCCAAAACGAATAAGATTTGTTGTAGCGATTGCCGTAAACATAATAACTATCATATTTTTACTAAAAAAGGAGGTGAGGAAGCCGATTAATATCATAAAACCCGCGTATGTCTGATTGTTTGTAGATACATACGTAAATATATTGATCAGAGACACAAATACTAATATATATAACAGGATTTTGCTATGCAATAGTTCTGAAAAATCAGGCAGTTTATTTAATAGGCTTCTCATACCAAATAATTGTTATAATATATGGTATGAAAATATAATGGATGTTTTCAGAGTAAACGATTATTTATCCTCGTTTGGATTGTCCGTTGATGTATACCCGGTTGGTATGTGTTCACCGGCATAAATATCCAATATTTCCTTAACGACCTCCTCTCTTTGGATATCGCTACGATCAAATTCAAAACTACCGATGCTTGTTGATCTCTTCCCACGGAACTTGTCCAAGAAATCTTCTAAACCGTTATGTTCAGACACCTTATCATGTTGATCTAAATCGCCGGTAATCACCAAACGACTATTCTCGCCCAAGCGAGTCAAAAGCATTTTCATTTGTGATATTGTCGAGTTTTGCATTTCGTCTGCGACAATCCAGCAATTTTTAAACGTTCTCCCTCTCATGAATCCAAGAGGGGCTATTTCGATTACTTTATCCTCCATTAGATCAGTCACCTCCCGCGGTGTCATGAACTGATACAAAATATCATATATAGGGCGTATCCAAGGAGCCATCTTGTCTTCCAATGTTCCTGGAAGAAATCCGAGCTCCTCGTCAACTGCGACGGATGGTCGAGTGAACACGATTCGCTCACATTTTCCAAGTAAAAAGTTGCGGATTGCGAATTCCGTAGCAAACATGGTCTTACCAGTTCCAGCGGGACCTGTCGCAATCACAATCTTCTTGGATTTTGACCGTAACATAGAGGCGTAAATTTCTTGACTCTTCGTTTTCGGACGAGTGAATTTTTGTTCAAATTCGTCCTTTTCCTTCTGTGATAAGTATTGCATATTTTCGTATGTGGAACGTTGCTCCTCAAATGCAGGAGGGTTTTCCGCATAGTATTCCGCCAATATGTCCTTTTCACCGAGTCGTTTATTCTTTTTTCCTCCACGCTTTTTTCCGTCCCCCCCTAAATGATTATTGGTAGAATTCATTTTATTATAACGTGAAAATATTATTTACATAAATAACACGCCAAATGTTTTGGATGGCTCGGGTGGATCGAATTGTTCAGATTGAACTTTGAAGAATCCAGTGGGAGTTCAGAATGGATGTAATATTTTATTGTTCTCTTATATATCGTAACCTTTTAGCAATATGTCCAAGCCCACGCATAATTTGAATATTCAGTCGTATTCATTGGAAGAATTGCTAGGATTATTCGACTTGACTACATATGATATATCCGCCGAGGACTTGAAACGAGCCAAGAAAAAGGTTCTTATGCTACATCCCGACAAATCTGGGTTAGATTCGGTATATTTCCTCTTTTATAAAAAAGCCTTTGATGTAGTTGTTCAGTTTTATGATAATCAAAATCGGCATACAAAACCAGTTGATGGAAAACGACTCGTGTATACACCCGCAGACAATGACCATAACCCGTCAACGGTGAATAAAATAAGTAAAACGGTTGGTGCTATTCCTGCGCGAGAATTCCAAGATAAATTCAACCAATTATTTGAGAGTAATAATATGGGTTCACGCCCAGACGAAAGTCGAAATGAATGGTTTAAACAGGATCGTGCCAATTTCCAAATACCAGAGGGTAAACCGTCAAGTAATAATATGGGCGAAGCATTCAATCAAATTAAACAACAGGCAAATGGACTTATTAAATATAGAGGTGTCCAAGAAATGGTTCATACTACAAGCGCGGGTAATTCGTCGCTATATGACGAAGAATCTGACCAATATGTATCATGTGACCCTTTCACTAAATTAAAATACGATGATTTACGAAAGGTCCATCGCGATCAAACCGTATTCGCAGTAAGCGAACAAGATTTCGCACAAGTCCAAACATATAAATCGGTAGACGAATTTAACAGAGCACGAAGCCAACATTCATATGACCCACTCGAAAAAGAAAAGGCTACAAATATGCTGGAAGAACAGGAACGCGTTATGCGCGAACAATTGATGAAAAAGGAATACAAGGCGAAATTGCAGTCTGAGCAATATGTCGATAAAAATAAGGCGGTGTTAGCATCATTTTTACAAATACGCGACGGAACAATCGATCAGAACGAAAAATATAGGAGATAAATGAACAAACAACACTTATATCAAATTCATAAAATTGAACTTGATATACTAGCAAAATATATATCAACTATTTAAACTTTAACAATGTCTAACTTTAACAACGATCTTATTCAAAAGGGTTGGATTCAGTTTGCTACCAATTTGCCGGCTAATATACCGTGTAGTCACGAGTTGCTTGTTTCATCGGATACTCCACCGACATACGGCGCGCTGAGTTTTAATGTAATAAACATGGAAATGAACACCTGCCCGCAACTGTTCGACTTTATGGTAGACGTCTCCGGGTCGATGTCCGATAAGACTCGCGACGGGCGAACCAAGATGCAATTGATAATCCATACTCTTACCAACATGGTGCACTATTTCGCAGAAAAAGCCGCGAATGTATATATTCGCGTTGTCGGATTCGATGACGCGATTCATAGGTATATTGAACTTACCAAGGTAACTCCCGAAAACGTAAACGAATTGGTTGAAAAAATTTCTAAAATGCACCCCCAGAATTTAACGAATATTGAATTGGCCTTGAATACAGTAGCAGCTCATGTTCGAGAAACGGTAGACACACTACCAAACAGCCGCCGTATGATTGTTCTGTTGACCGATGGAGATACCACCACAGGCGAACACAACCCTCAGTCACTTGCCGCCCTAATACCATCCGGCGTGTCGGCGAACTTTATCGCTCTCGGGGATGACCATAATTCGAGCATCATGTATGCTCTGGGACATCGAAATCCGCTCACATCGAATTGGTTTGTTAATCAATTGGAACATGCCGGGAATGTTTATGGTGAAATCGTATACAACGAAACACACCCTGTATTGGACAATGCGGTTATTCGAATGATGAATGGTCAAATATTTGATTATATTACAGGCACATTTGTAGATGAACTCGCATTAGGAATGCTATCGTCGGAGTCAAAAAAACAGTATCATATTATAACCTCTACTCCGGATACATGCGTAGCGACGATATTCGCAACAAATTCTCGCGACGGGTCGCACGTTGAAGTAGAGATAACCGATATGCCCCCACTTGTGACCTGCATTTCAGAATGTGTCTGCGAACCACATTTCGTTATTAGTCAATATCTACGATTGGGTGTTCAATCTCTAATGTCGGAAACAAGAATTGTATTTAACCGTGCGTCCGATGAGATATGTGCAGCGAATATTATCGAGAATGACCGAATGGAAGCCGAGCGATATGTTCAACGCAAGAATTTGCGTAAACGTTCGACTGCATTGCGAAAGTATATTTTGGATTTTATTGAACATCACGATTTGAAGGACGACGCGCTGTTAAATGGCCTATATGATGATCTCAACGTATTAATCAAGACGATTGAGAATCCGAGCGGTGCGGTTAAGTTCGCCGCAGCTCGCGAAGATTCACAGGGGAGACAAACCACCTATAACACTGTATCTGATATGCAAATTGACCCCACTACACCGATGCGACCCCCGGTATTGCAACGTGCACCGACAAGTGCATATTCTACACCCGGCAGATTAAACGTCATGCGAGCGCTAACAAATAATGAGCCAGACAATACCCCATTGGAATTTATGCCCGAAAGTCCATCACTCCACCCACCACCACTTATTCGAAGAAACTGTCGTGTAAGACCACTTGAGCTGCCCGACGAAGATGATAATATTTTAAATATCATTGGTGCGTATGCATCTGCATAAAACTATTACGGATGTCGCATATGAATTTTATACATTATTGGAATGTGTCGGATATATCTTCTAAGCGCCCAAGCTGCGCAATTGATATAGATCCAGTATCGGATCTATTTTTATTGACCGTTTTTCGCATTCTGGCCAATAAATTATTGGGAGCCAGAGGATCCGAAGTTTTATCGATTATGGCGCTCCCCCTGTTTCCATCGCCAACCTGGGCCTTTAATAGATTGATTTCTGCGCGTAATGCATATAACTCTTGTGTTGTTTTTTTAACAAACTCTTGGAATATATTATATTCCAAGCTCTTTTGGCTATCGCTAGCGGAGTTAATTTTAAAAACATCGGTTCCCGCAATCTGCATTGGCGGAGGAGATGTGGACTCAATATCGGGTGCCCATTTCACACTCTTTTGTCCGGAACTGGAAGAGCTAGTCGAAACATCCTGCGGTCCAGAACCATCTAAACTCTTTCGATTATCTTCACTTGCGTTTACAACAACACCTGTTGGCGGTTGAGTCATTTCAACATCGTATTCGCGCGCGCGAATATGCTTTTTCAACAATTCATCCATATTTTCAATCGGACGATCCGCGTCTGTTTGTTCACGAAAATCAATCTCCTTGGCGGGTTTGCGCTGTATCATATCGTCGAACTCTTTCTGCCGAGTAAGAAATTGATTATTTAATACCTCGTGTTTTTGGTCTAGCATGTAATTACGAGTAGCAGTTTTATTATCGTTTATGGGAAATCCAACGGACGAATCCGCTAGATTAGCCGATTCGTATGCGGATCCAGAGCTCGTTCGACTAGTATCAATCGATTTAAACCGGAACGCCTCGGGACGTGGTGTTACATTTAACTGCGGGGTGCGATTTTTTAGCGAAATTAACATCTGCGAAATCGTTTCTTTATTTAATTGACGCAATTCTGGAATAGTTAACGTCTTATCTCGGTGTTTTTCATATATTTTATGAATTATATCCCGAAACCAAACATCCCTACTTTCGTTTGAATGTGCGACAAAATCGGCAAATAGTGGTGCCTTGTTCATTGTATCCCAAATTAATTTTTGATTTTCCGGCAGTATGAACAGGGTCATTGTATCTGAGTTATTCAGATACAATAATATAAATGATTTGACGAACTCCTTCGACTATTTGTTAATAGGCGCCTTCTTAACCGCCGGTTTTGATTTACAATTAGCAGATAATGGTGTATCTGACCCCTGCAACATGGGTGCATCATTATCGTAAAATATCATCTCATACTTTTTGCGCTTTATATCAACCTCAGGCAAGCCCTTTAAGATTTGCGCCAATTCCTCTTCAAAATCATTTGCGGTCGATGCTACAAAATTTACCAAATAGCCCATGCGACTCTCTTCCGCATTATTCGATGCCGGCCCTTTTATTATGCGTATATCGCTTGATATATCAGGATTTGTATGATTCTTACCAAATGTGATATATACTTTTTCAACTCGTCGCTTCCCGCCAAAATATTTCCAGGTAGCATTTTTTCTAGATGTAGTCTTACCCTTTCTCGAAGACATTTTATTACGCTTATTCTTCGTTATATTATGTTTAATGGACGGTTTCATATTCTTATACTATCAATAGAAAATGCTACAAACAAGATTTATTTTTTGTTGAAAAATATTCGTCTATATTCAATCATCATATTGTCGTTAATTCCTGGTTGAGTGAAGAGTTTAATTAAATCATCAAGCGTCAACTGTTTTGTTCTACCACCCATAATTTTTGATGCATGTTTATTTGCGACGCGTCGGTCTATTTCTTCGGTCAACCACGTAATGATAAAAAATAGACAATACATACCACATTCCGTATTTGTGGTCTGATGTGAATAATTATTTTGTATATATTTAAAACGAATGGGCGTCTCCAACGCTTTGCCTTGACGAATAATCTCATTTTTTAATCTAGATACCTCTCTTGGAACAGGATTTACTGCACTATCGTAGTAAAATATAACATGTCGGTCTAAATCAACAAACATTGAAACCCAGTGAGACCCGGACTGATAATGTTTATCTAAATTAAACACGACGCCCAATTTTCGTTTTCCGTCGGACATTAATTCAGATAATGATAATTTACATAAGTCGTTCCATACACATTTCCCATCTCCCAGTCGTGCATCATAATCAATCGCGGTTGGACCTAATAATTT